CGTTCGTCTGGTGCTATGTTGCGCAGGCTGCGTAGGTGCTGCCACATACCTGCTACCATGCCTGGAACACCTGCCACAGTCTCTAGAACAACTGCACGATGTCCATAGCGTTTGGCGAAGAATGTGTCCGCGAACCAACGAAAAGTCATTGTTAAAAAATAAGCAACTCTATCACTGAAGTCTTTGGGCTGTCTCATACATGTTCACCGTTGTTTGCGCGGCCGTTGTACTTTGCGCCTGCTGTTACTAATTTGTTTACGGAAGTTGGGTTGCGATTTGCTTCACGGAATGTGATAGCAGTGATTGCAACTCCGCTGATCAGCAGTATGTGAAACACTGCACTGATGCCAAACGCAACAAAGCTGCCCAGCATAGCAGCAAAGAGGCCGCTCCATACAAATGCTAGACTTTGAAATACCATATGGGCCGCCATAGGGTCTAGATTCTTTAGTAGTGAGTTTTCGATAGTCATTACGCTATCCCACATCTCTCTAGGCATAGCAATTACAGTCTTCACTGTGGTAACTATGCCTACTGGCTTTGCTTTTCTGTTCATTGTGTGTTCCTCTGTATGTTGTATGTATAATATATAGCATACAAATAGACCAAAGTCTACTTATATAGGTGCGTTAAAGTGTAGCAGATACTTACAGTTTCAGAGTGGTGCGTTTTGTATCCCACTATTTGTAACCCAATGTCCTAATCCTAGTTTAACGGGCACATTCTCTTACCCAGCTGATAAAACTATGTTAAACCTTTTTGCCGTCTGTAAGTGTAAGTTGATTCTGTTACTAGGTTCAACTTACAAAACCCTCACATACCCTTAGGCTGCTATTGCCATCTCTGGCGCTCTATTTGCGTTTGCATTTAGAATGTTTGACTGAATAACGTAGGTCAACACGAATACCTAAAAATAAGTTTTTAACGCCCGTCGATCCCTTTCGCCCCCGGAGTAAAACACACATTTATATATGTGCTTTATGGTGGAGGCGTTGGCCTTCGAAAGCCAAGTCCGGTACATCAATCACCTATTCGTGATTAAACTATAAGACAGTATTATTTCCTATAGTATTCCATTCTACGACCTTTATACCAACCGTTTGGTATCTCGCCGCTCGTGTATTTATTTTCTTTTGTTGTTGGATTATAGATCCAAAAATTTCCATAAACTCCAGACTTTCTCTTTAGCCTATCTCTTGCTTCTGTAATCCTTATCCATCCTTCTTGTATATTATATACGGAAAAAACTCGTTTGTCAAGATTGAATCTCGAAGTATCTGTAAGATTTTCTGGAACACACCAGCATTTGTCTTTCATACTATTATTTTCTTTTTGATATTTAGAAACTTTTTTGTATGATTCCTTATAGACATCAGGGTTGTCTCTAATCTTCCTTTCTTTAGATTCGTTAGCTTTTTTACTAAGATTTACAACTTCAGGGTCGCCCTTCTTAAATGAAGTTGATCGAAGTCCACCTCCTTTTTTAGCACCTTTTAATCTTGCTGCTTGGGCAGCAGGCGCCTTATTCCAAGTACTCCATCCTCCGTCGCCTTCTTCTATTTTAAGATTAGCCCATTCGTTAGATTCGACAATATTAAAACGGTTGCTGTATTCTATGCCCTTTTCTTTAATAACATCTTTACTGTCTGTTATTATTAATATTTCTGTAGAGATATCAGCACCGTGTTTTTTAAGATGATTTGTCCATCGTGTACCACTGCCTTTATAAGTATATGGGTCAGCAGATGTCTGACCTAGGTATTTTAATCCTGTTTGATTGTGTGTTTTTACATATAAATAATATGTCATTGCTGGAAATCTCCTTTAGTATTTTTAGAGTAGTTGGGACTGCCATCCGCGAACTACATTATTATTTATCTAAAAGAGTTATTTTTGCCCGGTACCGCCCCCAGGTCCAGAATGTGTCCACGTTGTTTCAACGTTTACAAGTTTATTTATACACTCTTTTTATGATTTGTCAACTATTTCGATCTGCTCTGGTGTTTCCGCGATCTAGATACCACGGATCTAAATTCAACTGTCGAGCAACTTCTGCCGCTTGTTCTACACTGTTACAGCTGGTGACCATATCACCTTTGCGGCCTCCTATGCGGATTCGCCACAGTGTCTTGCCCAGTGTGGTAACTTCTTCATATACTCGAAAGTCTGTTCGTGTTTTGGTAACCATTGTATTTTCCTACTCTATGGTTGGTTGATATTATTCAAATCGTTCTACTACGCTGATAGAATGTTTACAACGACCGTGAAATTGAAATCCAGTACAGTCGCAGGTAAAACCTTGTTCAGTAAGGGCAACTGTGTAGAAACTGTCCTTTTTGCTGCCAGCAACACTCCATTCAGTGCCTAGCAACAGATTGCCTTTGAAGTTCCAGTCTGTGGGTTTCAAGTAGCGTTTGGAGTATTTCTTAGACACAGTTGCCCTCGCTTGCTTCGTTCACATCGTGCTATCAATATAACAGATGTTTAGAATTTGTCAAGTGGTTATTTGTGCTTTTTGTTCCATGCTGCTTCAAAGCCTTCTAAATGAATCTGCGCTTCGTGGTTTCCCCAGACACGATTGAAGTAACTGTTTTCCATTTTGCGTATTTCTTGTTCTGGCCAGCTGTCAGGTACAAGATGTCCCTTTACCATCCAGAACAGTTGATTGGCCCATTTGCGCTCGTTTTGTGTCATACAGTATTTACAACACAACTGTTTTATTGCGCTAACATTACATTTCGTTCTTGCGTTCTTGGATTTCTTTGCGGCGATCTTTTGTAAGTTTGTGTAGATCTCCCAGTGCCTTGCGGGCTCTGGAAGCTGCGGCCTTGACACCCTTTTCTTCAAAAGACTGTGCTTCTTTTAGATAGTTGTTGAAAGCGAAAATGATCTCATCGTGTGTGTTTGTTGTCATGCTGGTTCTCCTGTGATGTGTTCGTAGATTTCTTTCCAGTTCAAGCACTTGACCATGCCGTCCAGTACAGGTTCATTCATGTTAAATCCATGCTCAACCAGTATAGGCTTCAAGCCAAACTTCAAACCAGCAACTGCGTTTTCATACTTGTCTTCGATCCAATAGCGTCCTGTGCCTTGATACAGTTCCAATGCTTCATCCTTGTCAGCACCAGTGTCCAAACACATCAGGTGAGTAAATGCTGTGGGTCCGAACAGTTTCTCTAAATTCATTTTACGCAGTTTGTAAGCACTGTCATCAAGGCTAAGACTGGTAATACAATGAAACACATAACCATGTTCTTCATGCAGTCGCTTTACATAATACATAGCATCACGCAGTGCAGGTAGAAAGCCAATCGCAGCACTCTCGTTGAAGATTTTTACTTTGGTCTTTGCTTCTGACTTGGAGATATCAAACCGTTCTGATAGATCATAGTAGTGATTACCGTTTAGAATTTGATTGTAACCGTGCTGTTCCATCCATGTGCAGAACGCATACTCCCAGTTGAAAAGTACGCCATCCGCGTCTGTCAAGATTACTTTGTCGTTTGTCATATTGAGCCTTTCTAATGCCTTATTGTGTTACTATAATAACATAGACATTAGAGTTTGTCAACCTCTACCTACCTGCTGAAGTGCAGTCACTGCCCATGGAAACTGTGGCAGGCTGGTTCTACTGCCGTTTGGTCCCCATGCTCTAGCACCTTCAACATCTATATGAGTAAAGGTGTTGTACAGTCCTATACCGCCTATACCCTGTCGCACAGCCTCTTGTATGAACTGCGATCGCTGTGCTTGTGTAAAACTGCTTTGTACAATATCTAAAGCGTTGCCTCTTATGTGAGCACTGCTTTTAACGCCGCCTACTCTTTGGTTGTATTCCGGGCTACGATAGGCGCTGGTCACAGTGAGTTGAATGTTCATAGCCTGCGCAACTGCTATTGCTTTTTCTGCAAGTTGTGAATTGACTCTACTGTCTGTATGGGGAAGGAATACTAGCCATTCGCCGCCTTCTGCAGGCGGCCCTGCGCCTGGACCTTCTTGTGGTTCTCCGCCAGCCGCTGCTTGACCTGAGGGCAATGCGCCTGACTCACCTGTGACAGGACTTATTCCGCCTATACCGCCATCACCATATTCAAATGGGTCATTTCTCGTAGACGAGCCGCCAGCGGCTGCTTCATCTGCTGCGCCTTGAATTACCGCAGCGGCTTGTTCGTCGCTGACAAAAGGCATAGGAGCACCTACAAAGATATTACCTGCTATGCTTTGAACATTGGCAACATCTCCGGCCCAGACAGTGGATTGGTTTTGAACAATTGTTTTGGCACCGCATATTCTTAAATCGTTGTTTCTATGAACTGGATTTCCATAAACAAATACAGATGCTGAACCTTCTGCTGAAGCAGGATTACAATGCGGGGCTGCTGGACACAGTGCATCAGGAAAAGCAGGATCGCTGTATTCGATTACATTATTACCTTCAATGTATACTGTACGAGGGTTTTGTGGAATTAAGGCGCCGCCAGCATGTGTGTTAGGATCGTTTTTAACTGCCCATAACTCTTCAGACATTTAATCTACCGAGGGTTCCGCAGGACCTGCAGACGGAACACTAAAAGTAACAGCAATAGTATCAAAGGAACTTACCTCAAAGTCATCTTGGCTACCTCCAGTCACGTTACTAATTGAGGAGACAGTTCCAGGAGGTGTTGTAGGAACAGTTCTGATTGCAGGAGTAAGTTCTCGTTGAATTGCTTCTTTGGTTAAATTGGTGCGTGTTCCGTTGGGTGCTACTTCAATTTTTTCTGTACCAAATTGTATTGTTACAACACGGGGCGTCCCGTCGGCGGCGGGGCGGATTTCTGCTGTTTTTAAATTTATCTCATCTTGCAGTCCTTGTTTAGAATAGTTTGTACCCATTCTATGCGAAGACACAATTTCTCCTGTCTCAGTGTCTCTAACAGTAAGTACTAGACTATACATATCATTACCAGTTGCTGGATGCGATTTTGTAGACCGCGATGATGTTAGAAACTCAAGCGCCATTAATAAAATCCTAAATATGTAGTAGGCAAAACGTTAACAAAAAGTTTAAAAGACCTTTCGTTTACTCTAAATGCTTTTGGCATTGACGCTCCTTAGACTAATATTCCTGTTGTGCTGCTAACATACTGTTTTGCCATTTCTGAATCAGTCTTGGCAACAAAAAGTGTAGCACTTTTATTTATACTGATTTTAGCGTCAGGATTTACAGTGAACGCTAGGGGTCCTAGACCAATGCCTTGAGCTGTGGCCATAATAGCCATTGGCTTTTGAACTGTGATGGATGCTGTAGATTCT